CCGTTTGCGTTATTCAAAACGACCAAGGCACAAGCACAAGCTGTTGATATAGGCAGTATTAGTGAGTTACGTGGTAACGCACAAGTAGTACGAGATAAACCATACGGAGCTGAGTTGGCTTTTCCAATTCAGCAAATGGATAATGTAAAAACAGAAGCTGGTCGCGTAGCTATAAAATTCGAAGATGACACGATAGTTCGTGTTATGGATCATAGCAAATTAGTTATAGATACTTACATCTATGACCCAGATCCTAATAAATCTGAAATGGCTTTACGTTTCGCTAGTGGTACAGCTAGGTTTGTTACTGGTAAATTTAATAATAAAAAAGCGATTAATATTAGTACTCCGAGTGCTAATGTCTTTGTAAGAGGAACTGATTTTACAATTACTACAACCCCAGAAACAGGTTCTTCTTTAATTATCTTGCTTCCTGACGAATATGGTAATCCTAGCGGTGAAATTTTAGTTGAAACAGCTATGGGGCAAGTAATATTAAATCAAGCTTATCAAGCAACTACAGCCATCACCTTTAATCAACCTCCTTCAGCTCCTGTTATTTTAGATATTTCCCTTGAATTTATTGATAATATGTTAATAGTTAATCCTCCTAAGTCAGAGGAATTACTTAAAGAAGAAAGACAACAAACTTCTACGGATTATTTAGATTTTGCGGATTTAGATATAGATTTTTTAGCAGAAGATTTGTTAGAAAACACCGCTGATTTAGAATTTACCGAACTAGATATAAATTATCTTGATGTAAATTTCTTAGAAGATTTATTAAAAATTATAGATGCATTAGCTATCGATGAGGATGACGAACAACTTACAAGAGTTGCAACGGATATAAAAATTGCAGGAACAAGTTTAGGTCAAGATAAAGAAACACAAATAACAACAATAATAACAGGACAAGTAGTTAGTCTTAGACGCGAGGTAGGTTCTAGTATACGTTTAGATTTAGACGGATCGAGTGCCTATACTTTGATTCTTTTACAAAACGGCGTAGAAAATGTTGTAAAAGTGAATGGCGGTTCAGCAAATACAATAACAATAAAACAAGGTAGTTGATGAAAAAAGCTATATTCGCCGTATTAATAATACTATTAGGAACCCCATTAGTATTACAAATATCTCTTTTAGAAACTTTAAAGCTGAAAACTTTTGATGCGTTTCTTCCTGAACAACAACCTTCTGGTTATTTCACTATACTAAATATTACGGAAGAAGATATCGCTAACGAAGGTGGTTATCCTTTATCTAGGCAAACATTAGCCCAAATACAAATTAATTTACTAAGGCAAGGGGCAATAGGTGTTGGTTGGGTTATAGCTTTCCCTCAACCAGATAGATTCGGAGGTGACTTTGAATTTACAGAAGCGTTACGTTTTGCACCTAGTGTTTTAGCTATGTATGAAAATAATACAGACGATTACCCACCTACAACAGGAACTGTAATTTTAGGTAAAGATATAGGCGGTATCGAGGCACAGGGGGTAGTACAAAATATTGAAATATTAAAACAAAATGCTTCACAGGGTATAGCGATAGCTAGACCAGAAGTAGATTCATTAGTACGTAGGTTACCCTTATTAATGCGTACTCCTGACGGTTGGGTTCCTTCTTATGGAACTGAGGTATTGAAGATATTAGCGGGAGCAGATACTTATGTTATTAAAACAAATCAAAACGGTTTAGAAGAAATACGAGTAAAAGGTATACCACCTGTTCCTGTAGATTCTTTTGGTAGAAAATGGGTTAGTTGGGTAGATACACCGCAAACAGACCTTAAAGAAATGAATGTAGAAAACAAATTTGTATTTGTAGGATTCACAGCTAAAGGTATTATGCCTCAGCTTGCCACCCCTGTAGGTTTGCTAGAGCCTCATAAAATACAAACAGCTTTAGCTGAAAGTATTTTGATAGAAAACAGCCCGTATGTCCCTGATTATGCGTTAGCTGTAGAGCTTATTATATTTATCGTAGCGATAAGCCTCATATGGGTAGTTTTAAACGTATTCGGAATAACCTCTGGAGTAGTATTAGCGACCTTTATATCGGGCGTAACTGCGTTTTCTGGGCTTTATTTAATAAAAAACGGGTTATTAATAGACGTAACATGGACTTTAATATCTGAAATATTAACAGGAACGACGGCTTTTTATATAAATTACCGTACACAATTTAAACTCCGTCAGCAAATTAAAAAACAATTCGAACATTATTTAGATCCTGGACAGGTCAAACGATTACAAAATAATCCTGAATTATTAAAACTAGGTGGAGAAAAAAGGTACTGTACTTTTCTATTTACAGACGTAAGAGGGTTCACAGCTATGAGCGAAACTATGTCTCCAGAAGAAGTTACTATAGTTATGAATAAAGCACTTACTATACAACAAAAAATAGTACAAAAACATGGGGGTATGGTAGATAAATATATTGGTGATGCAATGATGGCGATATTTAATGCACCACTAGATTTAGAAAACCACGCACATAAAGCTGTTCTTGCCGCTATAGAAATGCAACAACTTATAAAAGAAGAAGGTATTGGTATAGAGATTGGAGTTGGATTAAATACAGGAGAAGCTGTAATTGGTAATATGGGCAGTGATACGCGCTTCGATTATACAGCTATAGGTGATGCTGTAAATACAGCCGCTAGAATGGAAAGTAGCTGTAAAGAAGTCGGAGAAGATATAGTTATTACAGAAAATACAGCTTTAGAAACACAAATAAAACTTAGACAACTAAAACCGATAAAAGTAAAGGGAAAAGAAAAACCAATAAATATATACACAGTCAATAATCATGAAGTATAATCGGTTAATCAGTTCTTTACTGCAGCCTTCGGAGACGGCTTTATCCGCTAAAAAACCATACTGGGAACAATATGCAAAAACTAAAGAACATATTTAATATAAAAAAGGCATTACGATGAGTTTAGAAGCTTTTGCTGCAGTAGTAAGTGCCTTATCTTCGGCTAAACAAGCTTTCGATCCTGAATCTTCAGGTGGCGGTGGTGGTGTGTCCGCAGAAACACAAACGGGTGGTGGCGGTTTAAATTATGCTCCAGTGGGTTTAGAATCTTTAGAAATAACTCCTTTTGAATATGAACTACTGGACGAAATATACCGTAAAGAACAAGAAGAACCTCAAGAAATGTATCACGGTGGTCCTCTATATTTAGCAGAGGGTAACGATATTTATAGACAAGAAGTAATAGGACAAAGACCTGAAGGTATTATGTCTATTGAAACAGATGTTTCTCCTGATTTAGAAATAGAGCCAGAAGGCGTAACTCTTGAAGACATACAAGCAGATTTAGCACAAATGATGCGGCGACAAAAAAATCAAGACAGACTTGACTCACTGCGACAAATGACTGAATTATTAAAATTAGCGGGCGAAGTAAGAAAAACTTTTGATCCAGAAGGTGGAAGAGTAAGAGGACAAGGTGTTATAGTTCCAGGAGCAAGCCGAAGCGGTAGAAGTATATCGAACAGAGATTTAAGAATCGCAGGAACTGCGATTGATCCTTTTATGTATCGTGCTATGCAAGACGGAGGAAAACCCGACGGAGTATTAGATAGAAAAATGTTTGCGGCTAATCCTATGTTAGACGGTGGAGACGTTCAAGGTCCAGGTGGTCCAAAAGACGATTTAATACCAGTAATGGCAAGTAACGGTGAATTTATGTTATCTAAAGCAGCAGTAGATCAAGTAGGTGGCGGCGACCATTCTAAAGGTATTGCTAGATTAGAAGCTTTTAATGAATTAGGAAACCAAAGATATGGCTGATAGAACTACCCGAGAATTTACTTCCCAAGCCCCTGCAGGGTATATAGGAGATTTTTTACAACAAGGTATATTTCCTTATTTAGGTGCTTTTTTACAAGACCAATTTACAAATATAGGTAGACCTGATGCAACTCCTTTTACTTATACTGGCGATAGAGTAGCTCAATTCGATCCTAGAGAACAATATGCAATGGATTTATCTGATGCGGCTATTGGTTCATATAGACCTTTTATAGCAGATGCTTCAGATATTTTTTCTACAGGTGCGCAAGATTTAAGAGATATACAAGGTGCAGGATTAGGTGCATTTGGTGAAGCAGGAGCAGCAGCGCAGGCAGGTCGTGGAGAATTTGATCCAACTATGGCAAGTTCTTATTTTAATCCTTTCGAAGAACAAGTAGTAGAACAAACTTTATCTGATATAAGTGAAGGATTAGCTAAAGGCGATATGGCGCTTAGAGATAAAGCTGTTAGCGCAGGAGCTTTCGGTGGTTCTAGGGGTAGGCTAACACAAGAAGAGTTAGCAGAAAGAGTCGGCAGAGGGGCTACTGAGGCAGTAGCAGGTATTCGTGGTAAAGGTTTCCAAGATAATATTCGTAATGCATTGACTAGCTTCGAAGGAGCTAGGCGTAGAGACCAAGGA